TAACCGACTTGCATTGTTTGCCGGTCAATAATCCATGTCCGGGACGGGCGCGATGTTAATTGTATGTCCGTATCAAAGCCGATGATATCCGGCAGTGTGTTTGCCATACTAAGCCCTCCTTAATGCGCCCGCGACAGGACTACAAACCGCTGACCGGATGCGCATCGCAACATAACCACACGTTCACCCGGCGCAAGCCCCGTTGAAAGCTGCACCGTTGCCCCGTCAGATGACCGGACGGAACGCGGAACCACATTATCGGTCAGAATCAGCGCTGATGCCGGAATCGGGAGCATTGTGTTCTCCAGGATGATCGTTCCGCCCGCCGCGACAGTGCCGAACACAAGATCCGTCGGTTTCGTGCCTTCTTGCGCATCCTGTGCGATCTTCTGGATGACCTCAATCAAATCAGACAAGGCTTGACCCTCCTAACTGCTCGAAATTCTTAACATCAATCTTCATCTTGTGATATGCGCTGCCTTCGTAAGTGTGCGTGACTTTTTCCGCCAAAAGAACGCGGTTGAAGCTTAACGATTCAACGGCATTAATCAGCACCGGAAGAATCATCCCGGCCCGGATGCCGGTTATCCCCATCGCTTCAAGGGTCAATGATTGGGTAACTCTGTTGTAATACTTAAGATAATTCTGACAAAGCAAATCGATCTGCGCTTGATTCAGTTCGTCATCAACTTTATCGTAATATTGCAACAGTCCCCACTTGCTGATCGTTTCTGTGTCCTCATGCACATAGATATCAGTTTTGCCGGTGTCTTTATTGGGCCGCGCTAGCTTTACCCGGTTATATGTATTGCTGTCTATGTCGCGCTTGTATTCATAATCCGTCATCATGGACCCGTCACCGATGACCGTGGTTATTTGCAGATTCTTTGCTTCTCTTAAGGTCAGCGCTCCGGCATCATCGTAGAAGATCCAAATCTTCCCGGTCTGATAAATGGTCTTTGAAAGCGCGTCAAAGATGATGTCAAGGCACGTTTCATTCTCTTTTATCAGCGAAGGGAATATATATCCGGTCGGCTCCAGGGTTCCGACAGTCAGTTTAAAATCTGTCGCAATCTGCGTTATGATTTGCTCTAATGACTGATTTTCGAACGTGTATGACTGTTTAGATTTGAGATATCGAAGCTGATCATACGCCGTATAACTCACATTGCCGTATCGGTCACGCTTTGCCGTGAATACATAGCCTTTAAATACCACCGTCCCGCCGTCCGTAAACGTGACCGCTGACCCTTCCGGCAAGGCGATCCCGGAATCCTCGACGCCTTCAAATGTCATCTTTCCGGGCGAATCCATGCGGTTCGTGGTAATCTCCGCCTTTTTCAGCGCATCCGTATAATCAATCATCTTTTTGTCATACGTCACGCCCGATAGCCTAAAAGACATTTAACCACCCCCATCAGACCAGCTGAATCGCATCAGCGCCGACCCAACCATAACCGCCCACATGATACGGTTTATCAGCCCCCGGAACAATGCGCGTTATAGTGGTCTGCAATCCGCTGGCGGTGTAATGCGGGGATGCCCCAAGCGATGAATAATAATAATCGCCGTTTACAACCACGTTTGCGCCAACTACCGCAACAGGATTATCAACCGGGCGCTCCGGTTCTGCTGTGGCATAAATCACTTTGTCGGATGCCACAGCATCGCCCGAATCACTGGCGGGGCCGGTTGCAAGCTGTTTCATCAGGGCAGAATCAGCCGCCGGGCCGGTTGCCGTTTCGGAGACAACGGTCATTTGTGACGCGCCATAGCTGCGGTATTCTTTCAGCGTGATTTCATAGTAAAGATCGCCAGGTTCGCCGCCCTTGTCGGTGTATTTGTAATCGGATATTCTGCATTTAATATTCGTGTCAAAGCCACCAGAACGGGTTATAACTAACCGGCAAGACTGCCGTTTTTTCCACGCCTTTTCAAGCGCTTTTGCGATAGCTTGCTGTGATACGCGACCGGTCACATACGGATCGCCGTCATGGGACGGAAAGAAGCTATTCCATGTGACAGTCATTAGCCCCGGCTTCTGCGGAATCAGGATTTCACCAACGCCCGCCACCTGTTCGGTTTTATCAACCGTGCTATGGGTCACCGATATTTCGGAAGGATTAACCGGGATGCGGTATTTCTTCCGCTTGACTTTTAAAAAAATCTTCGTTTCAGGACTAACAAGCACCCCGATCCCCTCCAATCATTAGCCGTGTGCAACGGCCGTATGCGCCGCCGCCTGTTCAATCAACATCAACTTGATCCTGTCTGCGACATCTTGCGCCGTCAGATTCTGCGCCTGTCCTTCTGGGATAGACACTGTGATATTCGGCGCCAGCGTCTGCAGCTCGATATTGTTCATGTAGCGCTGTTCGGCTAAATCTCTGTAAATCTTCAGATCCTCATCCGACAGCTTGCAATCTTCGACCTTTTTGACCTTATCGACGGATCCGACGTTGCCCTTTCCGCCACCGCCACCTCCGCCGCCACCGGCACCGCCGCCCATGGCATCCGCTAAAGCGTCATTACTGCCGATTAGGTCAGCGATTGAACCGCCGCCCATCAGATTGCCTAATCCGTTCTTGATGTCGGTGAACTTGCCGGCTAATCCGTTCTGCGCTGAATCGCCCCACGCGGATCCCTTTTCGAATCCTTTGTTAAAGGCTTCGCCCATTGACACAGCTTCGAATTTCGGCAAGGCGGCTTTCCCGGGCTTTGAAGGCATCGCGATATTTCCGACAGAAAGACGGGCGGAAATGACAGATCCGACCTGTCCGATTTCTCCGACAGATCCGATGCTGACGCCTGGAATTGCATTCATTGCGGCGATTAACTTATTGATTCCGCCAATGGCCGCATTACAACCACTAATGAAGGCGTTAGCAATAGCCGTTGCGGCGCCGTCCGCCGCGTCAATCATGCTATTAAAGGCGTTCACAGCCCCGACAGCAAGGTTATAAAAAGCCATCTGAATCTGATAAACGCCCTCATTGTAAGCGTTAATAATGAATTCAACGGCTGATATAACCGCATTTGCGACGATTGCAAGGGCGTTCAGGATGACCGCGAAACATCCAAGGGCAACACCGGCAATATCACCGAATACTGTATGACCGGTATCCGCCAGATTATGAAGCCATATGATTAACGCTACAACCGCCACGATAGCCACCGCCACGGCCGCCACAAACCACGTTATCGGACAAGCCGCCAGTGCCGCGTTAAATGCTGACTGTCCCGCCGCCGCTGCATCCGTAGCCGCCGCATAAATGCCTTGAATGACAGCCGCCGCACCCATCACGGCATCATGCGCCGCTTGCAGTCCGGTGGACACCGCCAGAATGCCGTTATAAAGCGCGAAGGCCGCCACAAGCCCGGTTACAATCGGGGCTATGACATTCATATGATCGGCGGCAAAAGATGCCATATTGCCGATTGTGGTAAATGCTACGGTGCCAATCGCCGCCAGATTCAGAATCCCGGCTGCAATTAGATTCATAGCCGCGTTGAATTGCGGTGAATTAATCGCATTGGATATCATGCGCCCTAACGGCTGAAAAGCCCGGATGCCCATGTTCTTGACTTTTTGGACGGCATCCCCGAAGGTCATCGGCATCGACTCAAATTGTGCGTTTATGTCCTCTGCTGCGCCCAACATTGCATTTTTGACAATGTCCGCAGTAATCTTTCCATCAGCGCCTAATTTCTTGATTTCGCCCACCGTGACGCCCATATAATCGGCGATTCTCTGCACAATCTGCGGTGCGTTCGACATGACGATGTTCAAATCGTTGCCACGCAGAACACCGGTCGAAAGGGCTTGTGTCAAGTTGTACATGGTAGACGAAATGCCGGTTGCATCCGTTCCGGCGATTTTAAACTGCTTTGTCAGCAATTCGGCAAATCCGGCGGCTTCTCTTACGCTGGAGAACGTATCGCCCGTCTGCGCCTTAAGGCTTGCCACCATCACCGACATATCTTGATAGCTGCCCCGCGACCGCTGGGCGGCGTTGTAAATCATATCTTGCAGCTCTGCCGTAGTCTGTAATCCGTCATTAACATTCCGTAAGCGTGTTTCGGTCAGCGTCAATTCATCCGCTAATCCTATAGCGCCCTTAATCAGCGCCATTCCGCCCAACATCCCCGCAAGGGTCCGCAGTTTCCCGATCAGCACGTCCGCCGCGCTTGATGTCTTTTCGATTCCCGGCTTTGCTTTTTCTGTCGGGTCAGCCTGTGAAGCCTGATACATGGAATTAGCCATGTATTGAACATTCTGATCGATGTGCGACAGGGTCATTGCAAGCTGATCCCCGCCTTGTGTCATCTGGGTAATGTTAATGTTCACCTGGTTCATGGTGTTGTTGACTTGCCCGAATTTGTTTGTGATCGCCGTCAGCGGCCCCGTGGCTTTATCGACGATTTCAAAAGGTTCACGAATTCCCGCCATTACTTGCGCCGCCGTCCTTTCATCTCTTTTTTAGCCATCTCCCAACACAGAATCTTTTCTCTGTCCGACATGGCTTCAACCGTCCCCGGAAGCGTTCCGAAATTGCAGAACATATAATAGGCAAGGGCCGATTCCAGGCCCCCGCCGTCAATTAGTTTTTTGCTTCATCCTCGACACTGTCCGCATCGTCAAAATCATTCAGCGCCATGATCTCTTGTGTCAGCTTTGTGAACTCGCCTGCCGTCAGCATCCGGGACGGAACATCAAGCGGATCCATTGTGTGATAAGCATCACAGATATCAGCCTCCCGGAAATCCGGCTGGACGGTGCAAGCCACCACAAGCAGATTTGTGTATTTGACGGAATCGAAAGACTCCATCCGAACACCCTTGACGGTGTCTATACGCTTACACTTTTTGTTTAATGCGGT